ACAGCAACAGCAACTGAAGACAAGTCAAAAGCATCAGCAGATGATATTTTGGCAATGATCAGAGCTAGACAAAGCAAATAAAAACGTATATAGTATTAGTGCATAGGCAACTATGCACTACTACAAACAAGGAGAAATTATGGTAAGACCATTTGACGTAAGCAAATTTAGAAAGTCAATAACAAAAAGCATTGGTGGTATTTCTACAGGTTTTGATTCTGATCCAGACACATGGATATCAACAGGAAACTACTGCTTAAATTATTTGATTAGTGGCGACTTTAATAAAGGTATACCACTAGGTCGTGTAACAATGTTAGCAGGTGAATCAGGTTCTGGTAAGAGTTTGATTGCTTCTGGTAACATTATTAAAAATGCACAAAAGCAAGGCATATTTTGTATTGTTTTTGATTCAGAAAATGCATTAGATGAAAATTGGTTACAAGCACTTGAAGTAGATACATCCCCAGAGAAATTAATGCGTATTAACGTAGCAATGATTGATGATGTAGCAAAAACTATTTCTGAGTTTGTAACAAATTACAGAAATGATTATGGATCTTTAGAACAAAGTGAAAGACCAAAAGTTATGTTTGTAATTGATTCATTAGGTATGTTGTTAACTCCAACAGATGTTGCACAATTTGAAAAAGGTGATATGAAAGGTGATATGGGTAGAAAACCAAAAGCCTTAACAGCACTTGTAAGAAATTGTGTTAACATGTTTGCTGAATTAAATTTAGGATTAGTTTGTACAAATCACACATATGCATCACAAGATATGTTTGATCCAGATGACAAGATTAGCGGCGGACAAGGATTTGTATATGCAAGTTCAGTTGTAGTTGCTATGAAAAAATTAAAACTAAAAGAGGATGAAGCAGGAAACAAGATATCAGATGTTACTGGTATTAGATCAGCAGTCAAAGTAATGAAAACAAGATTTAACAAACCATTTGAAAGTGTACAGGTAAAAATTCCATATGAAGCAGGAATGGATCCGTATAGTGGTTTAGTTGATCTTTGTGAGAAAAAAGGATTGCTAGTTAAAGAAGGTAATAGACTCAAGTATGTTGACCGATTTGGTAAAGAACATAAGCATTATAGAAAAGATTGGACAGGTGAAAATCTTGATCTTATAATGGCAGAATGGAATAATGTCAAATCGGAGGTAGGAGCAGAACAAACTGCTGAAGCGGAGGCATAAAATGACAGAAGACATTCAGATATTAATTGAAGCATGGGACAAGTTGAAAAACTATGTACCAGCAAAAGATAGATTGGATGCGGCCATTGCCTATGTGACTTTGATTGATGACTATGGTGCAGATGAATCAGACTGGAGAGAAGTGTTTTCACATTCAAGTCATTTGCATGAAGCATATAATGAAGTATATGGAGAAATGGAAGAAAACGAAGATCCTTATAACGAAGACGAAGATGAGGACTATTAATGATTAACTGGTATGGTTTAGTTTCAAAAGATCTAGGTAAGTTACCTGATTGTATTGATTACTATCTAAAAGAACTAGACGAGGCTAGAAAAGAAGCAGGACTTTCTGGAAATATTGAACGGAATGCTTCACAGATACCTGGTGTAGTTGAACATAGATTTAATCAGTTACAAGAAATTGAAGCCATACTAGAACATCTTAATATAGAATTACGTAAGACACGAGCAAGGCATTATAAAAAGTTCTTAGAAGCATACCAAAGAGCTTTAACATCAAGAGATGCTGAAAAGTATATTGATGGTGAGGATGAAGTTGTTACTATGAGCCAACTTATAAATGAATTTGCTCTTGTGCGTAATAAGTATCTTGGCTTGTTAAAAGCCATTGATGCTAAACAATTTCAAATCAACAACATTGTTAAATTAAGGGTAGCAGGATTAGATGACGCAGAACTATACAGCAAAAACACAAGATAAGACAAAACAATATGGTTTTAAGAACCACGAGCTTGATCCTATGGAGCAAATGCGTAGGTCGTTACTTACAAAAGAAGATCAAGTTCAATTGTTAAAAAAAACTGTAGCAGATGAAGTTAAAGAAAAATACTCACTGTACAAAAAAATAAAAGAACTTAACGAAGAGTTATATAAGTTAAAAAACAAGTTTAAGAATAATCTTTAAGAGGACCGCCATATTTTTGGCCACGTACTTTACGTCCTCTTAGGGTTTTTCCATCGTGTTTTTTACCACTATCTCGAGAACGTAAACCCTGTGATTTACAACTGGCTTCATCAGATGCACCAAGTTTTTTATCACTTCTGCACACAGAACTAGGTACTTTACCTTTCCATTCTCCAATAAAATCGTTGATTTTCATACTATTATTTAGCAAAATAACCTTTGACAAAATAGGTAAATATGCTATTATATTATATGAGATATTGTAAATCATTAATAGTAGTATTGATTTTTTCTTTAATATCTATAGTAAGTTTCCCTCAAACTATAGCCAAAGAAAAAAAGACTGATTATTATGATCAGCCTATTGAAAATAACGAGCAGTTTGTAAATCAAATTTTCAAATGTGTTAAAAATTTTTATAGTGATTACAAAAGATATCCGTTGGAAAGACAGGTACCTTTTGATTTAGTTGTAGCAATGGCGGCATATGAAAGTGCATGGGGCCAGTCAAGATTTGCCAAAGAAGGTAATAATTATTTTGGAATTAGGACTTGGGACTTAGACAATGTGCCACATATGAAAGCAAAAAAACGTCCTGATTCTCCATGGGGTGTAAAAAAATATTCTAATATGTGTTTATGTATTGAAGATTACATTCAAATATTAAATAATCATCCTGCTTATGAAGAATTTAGAAATGCTAGAGCATGGGAAATTAACCTTTATGGATACACAAACGCAACAACATTATCTCAGTTTTTGGTTGCATGGAGTGAGCTTGGTGAAAAATATACCAATCGTTTGCGACAGATTATCTTGTTAATACACAAGCAAGGGTATTATCAAAAACTACCAGTTGATATTAGAGGACAAATTATTCATAACTTTGAGTAAAACTCTTGCATTTTTGTTTTAAATCAGTTATTATAGTGTTATGTCAAAGATTGCGAAATTAATTATTAAAGATGAAGTCAATGTGAAATTTGAAGGTCTTGATGTTATTACAAGGCGTAAAATTTCTGATAAACTAAAATTCTTTTTACCATATGCATATCATTTGCCTGCGTATAAGTTAGGTAGATGGGACGGAAATATTCGTTTCTGTGATATAGGAGGTAGAACGTATTTAAATTTACTAGACAGGATACTTCCGATTATTGAAGATCAAGATTACGAAATTGATGTTGAAGACAACAGAAATCAGCATGAATTTAAATTTAACCAAATAGATGAAAGCATACACTTTGGAAAAACATGGGGACCAAAGCATCCTCAGGCAGGACAACCTATTATACTTAGAGATTATCAAGTTGAAACAATTAACAAATTTTTAGAAAATCCACAATGCCTACAAGAAATTGCTACAGGGGCTGGTAAAACAATTATCACAGCAACGTTATCTCAACTAGTTGAATCATATGGAAGGTCAATTGTAATTGTTCCAAACAAGAGTCTAGTTACACAAACAGAAAGTGATTACAGAACACTTGGACTAGATGTTGGTGTTTATTATGGCGAGCGTAAAGAATTTGATAAACAACACACAATCTGTACTTGGCAAAGTTTAAACAATATGTTAAAGAAAACTAAAAAGTTTGAAGCAGAAGTTAACATAGGCGACTTCTTACATGGTGTTGTATGTGTTATGGTAGATGAAGTACATCAAGCCAAAGCAGACGTGCTTAAAACACTATTAACAGGGCCATTTGCTACAGTTCCAATACGTTGGGGGCTTACAGGAACGATACCAAAAGAAGATTATGAGAAAGCATCATTACAAGCAAGTCTTGGTGAAGTTATCAATACATTGTCAGCAAGTGAATTGCAAGACAAAGGTGTACTTGCAAATTGTCATGTTAATGTTGTACAAACACAAGAAACAAATGTGTTTTCAACTTACGCAGGTGAACAAACATTTTTAGTAACAAATGAAACACGTTTACAATTTATTGCTGATTTAGTTGATACAATGAGAGCAGAAGGAAATACACTTATTTTAGTTGATAGAATTAAAACAGGGCAGGCATTAGAAGATATAATTGTTGATTCAGTGTTTATTCAGGGTAGAACTAAATTAGAAGATAGAGAAGAAGAATATGATGAAATTGCCACAGAGCAACATAAAGTCATAATTGCCACATATGGTGTAGCGGCAGTGGGTATTAATTTGCCAAGAATATTTAACTTGGTATTGATAGAACCAGGTAAGTCTTTTGTAAGAGTAATACAGTCAATTGGTAGAGGTATTAGAAAAGCAGAAGATAAAGACCATGTAGAAATATGGGATATAACAAGTGCTTGTAAGTTTTCTAAACGTCATTTGACAACAAGGAAAAAGTTTTACAAAGAAGCAAATTATCCTTACACAATTGAGAAAGTAAACATAGAATGAACATATTAACAGTTGACAATGATACTTATAACTTAAATGCAGTACCAAATCAAGTAGATGATTTACAATACTGTGTTTTAGATTGTACTAATCCAAAAGCATTGGATTATTTTTATATTCCACTTATATTTTTAGAATCATTTAATGCACCAGCGGTAATACTTGATATTGGTGGACAAACTTTAGAAATGCCTATGGATTGGAGTATTATGATTGGAGAAAAAGAAATGGGGCAATGTGAAATGATTCCATTAACCAGTTTAAATGATAGAGGGTTTGAAGCATTTACATATAATCCTTTTTCGGGGTATACACACGACTTTAAAGAAGTTAAAATAATAAATGTATTTCAGGAAGTAAAATGGTTTTTTCCTAAACTAAAAAATGGACATGTATTAACAACACCATTGAGAGCAGGAAATAAACCAAACTGCGTTTACTTTGCTAAAGAATTAAACCAAATTCCTGATGTAATACAAGTAGGAGATCTAATATGAAAATAGCAACCAAAGATCCTAGCAAAGCACACTTTTATATCAGTCTAGTAAAAAGTTTTATTAGAATAGTAGGATGTGGATTTTTAATGACTGGTAATTTTTTAGCGGCTGGACTTTTGCTACTATCAGCAGAAGTTTTAGGTATTGCTGAGGAAATATTTTAATGGCAACAACTAAAAAAATAAATCTAAATCAAATGTTGTATAATATTGATATGTCAAATTCAAAGTGGTATAATACACTTGATGATGAAGAAAAGAAAACATTTTCACCATACACAGCAATGAGATTTACAAGTAATGTACAAGGGCAAAAAGCATTTAAAGAACACTACATACTTTCTGTGAATGATTTTGCCAACAAACATTTTGGTATAACACAAAAACATGAAGGTGATTCAGAACTATTTTGGAAGTTGTTATCACTAGCGGGTATTAAAAAGAAAATGTTTCATCCTTGGGTAAAAGCACCCAAAGGCAAAGGCAAAAAAACTGGTGTAGATAAACTGCTGGCAGAATGTTTTCCACATGCAAAAACAGATGAAATAGAAGCATTGAAAATGATTAATGATGTTGATGGCTTTAAAAAACTAGCACGTCAACAAGGATGGACAGACAAAGAAATTAAAGAAATAGGCAAATAATGTTTGAGTGTAAGTATTGTAGTAAAAAATTTACAAAAGAATCAACACTATCAGTACATTTGTGTGAACCAAAAAGACGTTATCAACAAAAAGATGAACGTTTTGTACAATTGGCATTTAGAGCATATCAATACTTTTATAAATCAACTATGCCACAAACACAAAAAGATAGAACATATGATGACTTTGCCAAAAGCAAATATTATACAGCATTCACAAAGTTTGGTAGATATTTGTATGATGTGCATGTAGATGATCCTAGCAGTTATATTGATTATCTATTAAAAAATATGGTAAAAATTGATCGTTGGCATCTAGATTCAGTATATGAAAAATATATTAAACAACATTTGAAAAAAGAAAAAGCACAAACGGCAGTAGAACGTGCAGTTGTTATAATGAAACGTTGGGGTATAGATAACAACAGTGAATTTAATAATTGTTTAGAAACATTAACACCAAATAGGGCAGTACATTTTATTAGATCTGGAAAACTATCTCCGTGGGTCTTGTATAACTGTGAAAGCGGTGTTAAACTATTAGAACGATTAAACAATGAACAGGTTGGATTGGTACATGATTATATTGATCCTGATTACTGGACGGCTAAATTTCAAATGGCACAATCAGATGTTCAGTTTGTTGAACAAGTTCTAGAAAAGGCGGGGCTGTAATGACAAAATTAAATGATGGTATACCAGAGATAGTAGCCAAAGTTGCTGACAACAGTGATAATGAAACCGTAAAAGAAAAATGGGAAGAATTAAAAACACTTGTGCATTTGGTACACAAAGATGAAGTACTACGACAACGTAAAAAATTAGATGATTGGAAAACTAGTATGAGTGATGTTAATAGGCAATTATCAAAACTGCAACAATCATCTTGGGGAGTTGGATTAGAAAATGATGATTTTGGAGTAGACTATTCTTTCACAGGTAGCGGAATAAGTTTAGGAGACTATACAACATCAACATCATGGGATAGTTATAATGATGATACTGATGACAAGAAAGAACAGATAGAATTAAGTTTTCCGATGAGTGAAGATGAAGAATATGCAAATGCTGGAATATCAAAAGAACAAGCAGAAAAACACATAGAAGAAAATATACTGTCAACACCATTATCAGAATACGAAGCAATTGAAGAATTATCTAAAGAAAAAATTAAACAACAGAAAGACCCAAAACACAATCAATGGTAAACATAGCAAAAACAGATATTGATATTGACGTAAAGGACAGAGATGTTTTGTTAGAAAAACTAAAACATACACCTGCTAGTATCATAAAAGATGGAGAGATCAAAAAACACAACACTGGTGTTTACTTTACAGATATACCTGTGCATCCGTTTACTAATTCTGCAAACATAGATTACAAAGAAGCAGAAGACAGAGGATATTTTAAATTAGATATACTTAACGTTGGCGTGTATGATGGAGTCAAAAACGAAAAGCATCTACAAGAATTAGTAGATCAAAAACCCGATTGGAGTTTGCTTGAACATAAAGAAATAGTAGAACAACTTTTTCATATACATAATCATTTTGATATTATTGACAAACTAAGACCAAAA